GAAAACAAACGTATTTTACCATCCCATATCCTATTACGAAATTGCGGCATAAATTTTGCGCCAGGCACTTCAAAGGTAAAATAATCAGACAATTCTCTTTCTAAACTGTCATCTACTTCTACTGTCAAATATACTTCATTGACTTTTGATATTTTCATTACATCAACCAACAAGTAACACTGTATCTAGTTCCTTTTTTAACTTGTAAAACTTCGTGTGGATACATAAAGTTTGAAGGAAATATAATTGCAGAACCGGCTGGGGGTTTATAAAGGTTATCTGCAATTTTTATCTCCCCACCCTCATAATCATCATTTAAAAATAATAATACTGTAACTTGTGGATATCCATATTTTTGTCCATGACTATGATGAATTAAGTCAACATGATTAGACATAAAACAACCCTCACTATATTTACTAATACGAAAGTCTGTATGATGTTGTACAGTAAAGTTTGGAAAGTCTTCTTTATATATCTCATGTGATTTTTCATAAGTTTTTTTGAGTCGTGCATAAAATTTATATCTTTCTTTTATCCAACAATCAACACTTACAACTCTTTCAAGTTTTACAACCTTACCACTATCGTGTGTAGAATAAGCTGACTTTTCATAATCAAATTCGTAATTTATCATATCATTACATAACTCTGGGTCTACCACATCTGTATATAATTTAATATAATCATTTACCTTTTTCATCAGTACGTCACTCCTGCTTCAAACTTTCTCCACTCAATAGCGTTCTTAATATCCCAACCACGATTATCAACTGACTTGATAACTCCTTTGATATAGTCTATTACTGTTTCTAAATATCCTACTTTGTTCTCTGCATTAATAATTTCTTCATCAGAGGAAATATAGACTGCTAAGTCTGTCTTCAATACTTTGAGGTCAAAAGGTTTTGTTGCATAAATCTTTGCATCAGCTTTACCACCATAGTATTCCCACTTCTCACGATACATTCGTTTATAATCTCCTTTTGCTTTATACAAAAGAAGTTCGTATCTAGATTTGTAGTCTAGGTAGTTTGCTTTTATTTCTTGGTTTTTTAATGATTCGGTATCTAGGTGTTCATTATCTACTTTCAAGTCTCTTTGGACTTGTAGTTTCAATTCGTCAAGGGTCATATTATCTCACTTATAAAGTCACTATTTCATATAATTTGTAACGAAAATCAATCGTTGCCGTCTGGTATTCTACGTCTGTTGCTTGTTGGTTATAATCTAATCCAGTTAAAGATACTGGAAATAAATCTGAATATCTTACTTCTACTATAGGATTATTTTTGTTAGACAAAATTGTTAAAGTTGCATCTGAATAAAAAGACCTATCAGCAGTAGCTTTACCCACTTTACCAATATCAGTATTTCCACCAGCTCCAGCAGTAGGAGTATTAGAACCAGTTGAACGAAAATCTGTAAACTGCGTTCTATTCTTTGGAAAACCAATACCTAACAACCAATTATGTATGGAAATATAATTTTCTAGTTGTTCATCTACTATAAAAGATATTGAAAGATTTTCGTATGTTATCTTATCTCCAATTAAAGGAATATCTTTATATGGTGTAGGTATAACTAACTCACCTAAACTTATGCCAGGTAAGTTTGCAGCTGTAGTAAAGAACTCAACCTTTGGTAGTTGATTGATACCAAATTTAAACTGTGTTGGACTGCTATAATCTAATACAGTTGGTTGTCTTGATAATGGAGATGTTAATGTTGTCATACTACTATTTATAACAAAAAAAAGAGGGGAATAAATCCCCTCTTTAAGTTTGTTGTAGTTAGTTGGTTAACCCAACTATTATTATTACATAAGGTTCTTAACTTGAACGCGTCTGTAATATTTGTTGGTAGCAGCACTAATGGAGATTGCTCCATCATTTGCAGCTGCAACTGTTCCTGTGTGGAATGGGTTAGCAGCGATACCGTAACGAGTTTTAAACCCGATTTTTGGTTGGAAAGTATTTTCACCAACCGCACGAACCATTTGCAACGGAACGTATGGGCAGTAGAACATACCAGCATCGTAAGGTGAAGTACCTTTGTATCCAACAACGTAGTACTGAGAAGCAGATACGTTGGCAGAATATGGGTCAACATACACTTTGTAACGACCATTCATAACACCAGCGAATGTAGTTGAAGTATCATCAACATTCAAGTTGTTATTAAGGGCTGGAGTGTAATCAAGAACACCTGCCATCTGAAGTGCAGAAGCAACATCAGCTGAACAAAGGATCATGTTACCTTTACCGCGACGGGTCTGTTGACCAATAGCATTGGCATCACGCTCGATTGCGAACATTAGGCCTTTGAATTTCTCAACTGACCAACGACCATTTGAGTCTGTGTCAAGGTCAAAGATACCAGCAGTTGTAGTATTTGACTGAGCACCTTTAACAGCTGAAACGTAGATGTTACGAACAACTTCACGGTTAATTTCTGCAAGAATTTCAGTTGACAATATATTTGCCAATTCTGTTTCTGCGTCTAATCCGTGGATTGCTTTAAGATCTTGAGCAAGTTCCATAGTGTACTCAGCTTTAAGAGCACGTGTTACTGCTGTAACTGTGTGCTTCTCAATTGAGAACGCCATTTCTGCGAAAGCATTAGTTGTAGTATCACCTAAAGCTTCACCTTGAACTGTAGTCATACCTGTTGCAGTTGTATATGTACCTACTGGTGAGTCGTTAAGAACTGAAGGATTAGTACCTGAGATGTCTCCACCACCTGTATCTGATCCAGCGTCTTGGTTAGACAACATTGATGGTTCATCAGCAAGAGCTTCTGCACCGTCCTGTGATAGTCCACGTGCTCTCATCGCGAAGATAAGACCAGTTGGGCCTGTCATTGGCTGCACACCACAAATGTCATATGCAATTAGGTTTGGCATAGAACGTCTAACTAGTGAGATCAAAATTGGATCCCAACTATCTAGAGAGGCATTACCACCAAATGATGAACTGGTAGGTGCTGCTTCGCCCATAAATTGTCTATCTTCTTTGATAGCTTTTTCTTGATTTTCAAGAATGATTGTTGTAACGGCCCTCTTGTACGGGTCTTTAATCTCTGCGAGATCAGGATGCGCAAGGACTGGCTGCCACTTTTCTTGTAGATGTTCTGTCTGATACATTTGGTATCTCCTTTTAATTTCTACTATTTATAAAATTTAGTTATTTTGCACTATTGACGGTTCGCCCAATAGCAGTCATGTATGACGCCATTGCACCAGAGGTATCAACGTCCTGTGCGATGCCAGAGTCTTCATAATCAATAGTTTCATTCACTGTAGGTGCATTCTTAGGAAAATAACTTTCCTTCAAAGTTCCCAACTTCTCACGATAAGACTCTTCATTAGAATAATCTACATCTTCGATAAGTGATTTAAACTTTTCAATTTCTGTATCGGCCAAATCTGTAGTAACTTCAGATACGACCTGTTCCTTAACTAGACCTGCATTGCTTTTCTTCATTTGAACACTCTGTTCAATTGCTTCATTCAATTTAGCTTCTAGCTCTGAAATCTTGTCTGATTGTGCTTCTAGCACATCATATTTTTCATCTGGAACATCAACGTAATGATCTTCAAAGAGCTGTTTTAGACCAGAAATGAAATCTTCTGCAATTTCACCTTTTAGGCCTCGCTCAATAGCAAGTTCATTTTCCTTCATCCATTCTTCAACAACATAGTTTAGATACGTGTCAACCTTTTCAGTCAACTCACCCTTAGTTGTGTTTATATTTTCTTCCAGTTCTGTTTTGTAGTCCTCTTCCATACGTTCTACTTCTGAACGTACTTTAGATTTTACGGCAGCTTCAAATACAGTTGCTGCTTTACGCTTAAACTCTTCAGAAAGGTCACCCTCTCCTGTCATTAATGCTTCAACGTGCTCGGAAACATCAATAGTTTTTAGACGAGTTTCAACAGCTTCTGATTTAGCCTTAGACTCTTCAGACTCATCAGGATGCATTTCTGTTGCACTCTTCATGCCACTGTACATTGCTTGAAGGTCAGTCTTCTTCTTACCCTTCATCATTTCGTACATTGCATTGACCATCATTTCTTTCGTCATTTTGGCCATTTCCATTTTCTCCATTTCAGACAGATCATCACCTTCGTGATCAACTTGATCTCCAGCTGCGAGAGATTTTGCAACTTTCTTCATGCCGTCATTAGGTGTGTCCATCTTATCTGGAGCTCCTGCGCTTTTTTGTTGTGCATCTGCACTAACTTGTTTTGCTTTAGCAGCAAGTTTCTTTGCAGCTGCGGCTTTCTGATCTGGTGAAACTACAGGGGCGCCCGTATCTTCATAATCAGATTCTGAGGTATCAATCTTGTCTGGAGCTCCAGCAGATTTCATGGGAGCGTCTTGTCCATTGGCTTCTTCTAATTCACCAAGCACTTCAGCTTCCAATTCCTCAATGGTTTTATCTAGTTCATTCGCCATGGGGATGTTCTCCTTGTTTGTTAACTATTATTTATAAAATTATAACTTTTGAAGAAACTTCGCAAGCTCTAGACTATTAGCTTTTGAATTATTTTTTCTACTGTTATTTTCTATATTCTCTTTTATCTCTGCAACATCAGCTTCTTGCATTAATCCGTTGTTCCAAATCCACTCCTTACCTTCCATAATACCTTCTACGAAAGCGTTTGGAGCAGATGGGTCGGCAACTATATCAGCTGCTGTCGCCAAATAAAAATCATTTCTCACATAGTTTGCACCATTCTTTTGGTCTAAACTTCCCATGCCTCTAGATGAAACCCCGAGCTTTGCTCCTTCGTCCATTAGATTCTTTACAATATTACCCATTGGTGTTCCAAGTATTTTAGCTTCACCAATGAAGTTCTTACCATCAGGATAAAGTGCAGTAATCATATGAGATGCTCTCTCTAGATTTACAGTAGGGCCGTCAGGATGACCTAGTTCCCCAAATGCACGTTTCTCTCCAATGTATTCTTTGTTATATCTTGCTACCTCTTTATTTAGTACTTCTGCGGGATAGATGCGACCATTACGATTTTTAATGTCCGCCTGCATAAAGATACCTTTTATCTTATAAGTTTTGCTACCATCGTCTTTGGCCTCAATTAGATATTCTGCATCTTGTTCGATATGCTC